TTGATGCCTGCTTGATAGATTAGTTTAGCACACTCTAGGCACGGAGCGCAAGTGATAAACATCGTTGCTCCATTACCACTTTCAATAGACTTTGCAAGTTTGGCAATGGCATTTGATTCTGCATGAAGAACTTCTGGTTTAGTTTTTAACTCTGTTCTTCGATCTAAATTAAATGTTCCGGGAAAAATTTCATCTTGAATAATTGTCATTGTCTCACAATCATTATCCCAACCTGCAGGCATACCGTTGTATCCAATAGAAATGATGCGATCATCTTTGACAATGACCGCACCAACTTTCTTTCTTTGTGCTGAAGAATGCTCTGCAAACAATCGAGCAACCTTCATGTATGTACCAATATATTTTTCTTTAATCATTCTTTAATTTGTTCAAATCGCTTTTCTTGAATTGTTTTCTCTTTGTAAAGTTTTCGTGGATTAGAGCATACTGGACAATCAGGATTACCGCAGTCCATTACTGCATGTTTCGCAAACATATGTGGCTCTTCAACTGGTATATGATTTGCCTTTGCGATCTTTACTTGCTTTCTTATATAGGATTTTTTTTGATGAAGTCTTTTAGAATGCTTTTCTTTTTGGTCTTCGCTACTCATTTCACTCTCCTTTTAAGAATCATGCGTTTTCGCATTGCTCTTTGTGTTTCAAAAGAGGATGCGACTTGTGTAAAGACTTTACCTTCAAGATGATCATACTCATGTAGTGCTACTCTAGCAGACATACCAATAAAAGTATTTGTTGTTGTAAGCCCATTAAACTCTTGATAACGAATACGAACACGATCTGGTCGCTTCACATTCAAGTATAGCAGAGGAAAGGAAAGACAACCTTCTTTCATGCTTACAAGATTTTCTGAGACATCAACAAGTCTTGGGTTAAAAAGAACTAGAGGATTTTGTTCATTTGTTCTCATAGCAAAGACACGATATGGATAACCTACTTGACATGCAGACAAACCAAGACCATCACTTTTTACCATTGTATTGTATAAGTCTACTGCAAACTGCTCAGTATTGTCAAGTGGTGGATTTTCAAAATCATAGTCTTGGCATACTTGCTTAAGAATCGGATCATTTTCAGATACTAATTTCATTGCGTCATCCTCGAAAAATTGTTCACTTTCTCAAACTTAATTACATTAGAGAATTTGTCTTGTAGAATATCACCTTTATGAGAGATCACAAAAAGATTTGAGCCCTCAAGCATATTTAGAATCTTCATCAACTCTTCAGTACCATTTGCGTCTAAAGATGAATCAAAAATTTCGTCAAGAATTAGCAGATTTGTATTAGACGAATTTTTCATCTTTGCAACTGCTCTCCATGTCAACATCAACGCCATGTCAATTCGTTGCTTTTCACCTTCAGAGAATGAATCGTATGTGAAGTCATCTCGATGTCGAGACTTTATGCTTTCTTTAAATGTCTCGTCAAGCGTAAAGTTAACAAAGAAGTCGAGGGCAGAAAGATACTTGTTTGCTAGTTTGTTGATAATTGGAATATACTGCTTGACAATCTTTGTTTTGATGCCAGTATCTTTCAGCAATACACTCGCAACATCATAATATGATTTCTCTTCAGAAAGAGATTGCATTTTCTTTTCGACTTCTTTCATTTCTTTATTGAGTTTCGTCAATCGTTTCTTTTCATCATCAATACTCTTTTTACTGCCAGACAATCGTTCAATATCTTTCTTCAGTATATCTATTTGTCGATTACATGCCAGCATTTCACTTTGCTCTTCTGTAAGACTTGTATTCTTCTCATCAATTTGATCCATCAAGTCACGAATTGCTTCCGTTCGTTCAATTAGTTTCGTATACTCATCTTCTAGTTTAGTGATAGCAGTTTCATTTTCTGTTTTCTTTTTTGATTTCTCTTGCGTGATGTGAGTTTTAAATTCTTCATCAATACCTTGTCTACAAGTAGGACAGTTGTCATTGTCGTGATAAAACTCAATGTCTTCATCAATTTTGCTTAGAGAACTTTGAAGATTCTTACGAACTTCACCATACTTAATCACTTTGTTTTTTACTTTATCTTGATCAGCAACTTGTTCTTTAAGTGCTTTAATCTCAGTACGCAGTAAGTTACACTTTTTGTTACTTTCCGCATACAACATCTCGTAGCGAACAATTTCTAATTTTTGTGATGCAATTTTTTCATCATTGTCTTTTTTCAAAGTTTCAATGAGACTGACTTGCATCTGTATTTTTTCTTGTTTTAAATCAAAGTTATACTTCGCTTCTGTTATCTCATTTTTCAGAATTGATGCTTTGTCTTTGAGAACGCCATTCATCCTAGAAAAAATCTGAATGTCAAGCAAGTCTTCAATGATTGCTCTTCTATCCGATGCTGACAACTGCATGAACGGAGTAAATGATGCACTACCAAGAACTACAATCTGAGTAAACGATTTGTAATTTAGTTTCAGAATGTTTTTTTCTAGATGATCTTGATAGTCTTTGACTGCGGCATCTTGTGCAACTAATTGTCCATTACAGTAAATTTCAAGAACATTAGGTTTGATGCCACGAACAATCTTATATGATTTATTTCCAGCATCAAACTCAGCCTCAACTACACAGTCTTTCGCATTAATTGAATTGACTAGTTGTGGTTTGTTAATACTGCGAAATGCTTTTCCGAACAAAGCAAAGCACAATGCATCAAGCATTGTTGACTTTCCAGATCCATTTGATCCAACAACTAATGTGGTATTGTTTTGATCAAGTACTAATTCTGTAAAGTGATTGCCTGTTGAGAGAAAGTTTTTCCAGCGAATTTTTCTAAAATGTATCATTCCGTATTTTCTTGAGAGAGAGCCTCTACATAAAGTTCACGCATCAAAGTTTTCAATTTTTCTGAGTTAGAAATATTTAGTTGCTGACCATCAATAAACTTAGATAGAATTGTCATCGTATCTTCTGCTTGATTGATGATGTCATCTTCTTCTTCCATTATTGCATTAAAATCTTCAACAATAGAAACATCAATTGGACCTGCTTTGTATAGTTTGTCCATCAACATATCAAACAAATATGGATTCTGTTTGTTCGTCACAATAACTTTTACATAACAGTCTTTATACTTATCACAATTTATTTTGTTGACTTGCTTTTCATCTGTATCATCATACATGATCTTATAAAAGATTCTGTTTGGATTTTCGACATAATCAACTTTCAAAGTTTCAGTATCAATAATTCCAAACATTTTCTGATCTTTGTAATCAGACCAGAACAACTCGTAAGGAGTTCCTATATAAGTTATATTGTCTTTGGATGAACTTGTGTGATAGTGTCCACTATACACATGATTATAACTGGAAAGAAATTTTCCGTCAATTCCTTCTTGACTTTCTACACCACGCATCAAAGGAAACCCAGACAGTTCAAAGTGCCCTAGACAAACTGGCGATGATGAGTTATTGATAAACTCAAAAATCTTTTGTTCATTGTCTTTGCAAATCCAAGGTATCATGTCAAACTTAATGCCATCAAGTTCTAAAGTTCCTGGAGTTGACCAAAGATGAATGTTGTCATAATCTTTGAGTAGTAGATTAGGAGAATTCACATCCAGACTTTCACGCCAAAAGATGTCATGATTGCCAATCAATGCATGTAAAGTAATTCCTCGCTTGGCACACTCATCAAAAAAGTATCTACGACTTTCTGCTAATGTAAAAAAGTTTACATACTTTCTTCGATCAAACAAATCTCCAAGTTGAATGATTGTGCGAACACCTCTTTTCTCTAAAATAGGAAAGAATACTTGACTGTAAAATTTTTCGTAGAATGTGTGAAATGCTTTGGAATCGTTTCTTATGCCAAAGTGTGTATCACCGAGTAAACATATTCTCATTTTTGGATCTTTGCTCTCTTTTCAATGATTTGTCGATTGTATCACGAATGTTAGTCAAATGCAAGATTGCCGCATTACGCAAATCGTATGGCAATTTCTTGTTGTTGACTATGTTGAGCCAGTTTTCCACTACTGCTGGAATTGGTGTGTTCATTGTATACTCTCCAAAAAGTTTTCAAGACTATTGTTTGCGCTAGTCTTTTTTGATTTCTTTTTTATTGTCTTGTCTTTCTTCGTTTGCTTTGTCTCTTCAAACGCTTCAATAAAGTCACGAATGAATTCTTCACTATATGAATCATGAAGTGCGCCATTCAATTGCGTCATGACAAGTTCTTCACCATTGTTCTCAATCAATGAGTTGATGACTTCATTCTGCATTGACTTGTACTTGATGTACAAATGCTTTTTCTCTTTTTGAATTCTACG